CGCCCTAGTCCTTCTTCAACCGCTTGCTGATCGCCCTAGCCTTCGCCCTAGCATCAGCCTTGCTGCTCGCACCCCAAGCCTGCAATGAAAGAAGAAGTCTAGTAGGCTTCCCCTTCTCATCACGCTCAGGTCCAGCCATGCTCCCCATCCTAGCCAAGAAACTCGCTCGCCTAGGATTATCACCACTCTTCACAGGAGGCTTCAAATCCGATCCCGGATTCTCACGCTCATAACTCCGACGACCAGCCTCATTCAGACCGCCGCTCGGAGCCTTCCCTTCCTTCCTCTGCCACGCCGGACTCTTTGACATAGCCACTACCCTTCAACTTCGCCTTGGCAACCCGAGTGTCACTCTTCACAGCAACCTCAGGAACCTTCTCGCCAAACCTTCCCACAGCACATACCCCTCACCAAAAGACACCAGCAACGCACAAAGGAGAGAACCTTGGAGGGAAAAAATACGAGGGAGAGGGTATTACAGCAAGACACACCTCGGTTTTCCCCCTCCCCCCTCTCTCCTACAGCCACCGTCTCTCAATCACCCTAGGTCAATAGAGACTCTTATGTCAGCAGCCACTTGCATCTGGTGTCTCTCTATCGGCTTGAACCCAGCGCGATCGAGGATGTCTTTAGCAGCTTCCAGTTGAACATACTCACTCTTTGCACCCTGAGCGAGAGTCATAACCTTGTGAGCAGCGTAAACAGCATTAGTTCCAAGACTCTCTGCTATCCTCTGCATCATATACTGCTGCACATGGGGTAGCTTCATCGTCTTGGTTGCTGTGACGTATCCGCTCTTCCCCGCTGCGTATCCAGCTTTCTCTGCTGCGACACTGAGCTTACACCCTTCTGCTACCATCACATCAACCAGAGCCATCTGTCGTGTGGTTAGCTGAGGTATTGCTTGGACACTCTTAGCCATGATCCCCCCTCTTACTCCCCCCTTATTCGACTGCTCTGAGAGGCTGTCAACGCACAAACCCGCATTGTTTCATGGTTGCTCCAGTAAAGTGATCAGGGGGCGCCCCTCGTTCCTCGGGTTCGGCTCTCGTGAACCAAGCCCTCGTTCCTCGGTCTTGGCCCTCCGGGCTTCGATCCTCGCCCAAGTGCCGCCAAACTGATGTTGCGATCCCTCGGGCGTTCCGCTTCGCCACCTTCCTTTGTCAGGCTGGCTACGCTCCTCGCCCTCGTCGTCCGCATATGGTGCTAATCTTGCTGCCTCGGCTCCGCTGCCGCTCCGCGTGTCGGCATAATGATTTGCAGTGCCCGCTCGCCACTTCGCCGCCTATCCTCGCTCGCTCAGTCGCTGCCACTCCTTCGCTCACTCGTGGCGAACTCAGAGGCTCGCTACCGTTTTACATCACACACAAAACCCCCGTGCGGATTGTCTCTCCTAGCGGCAGGAGATCGATGCGTCGTCAACCCCACTCCCGTTGGTCGGGGGTCGGCGGTTTGCGCCCTCTGTCGCCATGCTCGTCGTCCTCGCTTCCGCGCCTTCTCGTCTCGCTTTTTGTTAGTTGGCCGCTAGTGATCCGGCTTGTGCAGCTCCGGGCGACTTGCGCGTGGCTCGGTCGGTCGCCGCTTTGCTAAACCGCCTTGACGATTCCCTCGCGTTGCTCGGCGCGATCAATCTCTGCGCAGAAAAGCCAATCACGGCACAGGGGTATGTGTCTGATGAAAAGCAAGGAGAGCAACATGTATAAGATAGTCTTCAAGAAGCAAGGCAAAGTAATCCAAGAGTGGAAAGGATACTACGACTACAGTGAAGCAAGACGCGCATTAAGAGACGCCGACCTATGTATTCCTTTCGACTGGTCTAGCGAAATCTGCGACGAGTAATCTCGCTGCCGATCCTTCGCCCGAGAGTCAAGGGTGCGCTTCGCCGCTTCGCGCCCTTGACACTCGGCCAAACGCTCGGCCGCTGGCTGGGTTACTATCACCTAAATCTGCAAACAACTCACATGGAGACGACAATGAACAACCTCATCAACATCGACCTGAACACCTCCTATCGTGGCGAAGACAAAATCACCCTCGCGCAAGCCCTTAGCCGTATCGCTGCCGAGTTCTATGATCCGCAGCAATACATGGATCGGGACAGTGGCAAGTATGAAGAGCGCAACACGCAGGCTTGGTCGCAGAAGCTCATCCTGCAAGCTATCGCAAACGCAGCCTATCGCCAGCTTAACGACACCACTGTTGGCAAAGATGGCCGCCCTCGCGGTGTCGCGCACCAACTAGATCGCGCTCGCAATTACGCCAAGGCTCTTGCTCTGCGCGTCACCGATACTGAGATCGACATCGAGGCCCTTAACCGCGCCGCCGATTGGATCGAGCGCCTAGAGGCAGAAACCTCCGCTCTAGAGCAGATGTTCTACACCTCCGCTGCCGTGTATGAGGCCGCTACGGGTGAAGACTTCGCGCCCTACGCCCCTTGGCAAACCGCCACTCAGAAGCGCGAGGCTGCACCTAGCGCAAACGCCGACGCAGTAATGCACCGACTCGCGCTGCTCGGCGTAAGCATCACACCAACCGCTGACCTCCAGACCAGCGGTGTAGAAACCAATGAGCGCAACGTCGCTTGAGATGAGAGGGGGGTCGCCACGCGCGGCCCCTCTCGCACCTTGCTACAGGAGACAACCATGACCGCTCTGAAAACTGCTGCCGAGTTCCTTGCGATGATCGTGTTCCTCGCCGCCTGCCTGTCCCCCTTGCTACTGTAGGGGGGCAGGACACACCGCTCCAAGTAACTTGGGGCCGGGGTCCAGGGGGGCTAGCGTCCAGCGCCGCCCGCAAACCAGTCACCAGAACTGGAACACTTGACTTTGATTTTATAAACTGCAAATGTGCAGTCACCAACCACAAGGAGAACAACGATGAAATACGGATACGTCACGACAGACGACGTGAGAGTTTACGTCGCACTCAACCTCACCGAAATCACCAACCTCATCAAGCTCCTCGAAGGCGCGCCGTCTGATGACGCAAACGATGGCTGGTTCTGGCGCAAGATGTCCGAACAGCTTCGCGCTATCCACAAGCAGGCTGGCATCTCTCTCGGCAGCGAAGCCGAATACATCAAAGAACACAAACTCTCACAGGAGAAAGTCGATGCTTGATTTCCAACCCAACTATGACTTCCCCGTTTCGCTTCAGCCCATCTTCGATCAGCACGGCGAACCTATCCCTGACCACACGTGCGTTATGCGCGAAGACAACAACGTGGTGCTTGGTGTTCATGGCTCTCGCTACACGATGGTCAAGCACGATGATGTGGTGAACAGCATCCTCGATGCAGTCAAAGAAGCGAACATGCCTCGTGACCACGACCTCAAAGTGCATGTCATCGACGGCGGTCGCAAACTGCGTGGCGAGATTTTATTCAACGATCTTGTCGTCCAACCCAAGGTCGGTGATTACGTCAAGTTCAGGGTCAACTTCTTCAACAGCTACGATGCAAGCTGGTCCTTCTCACAGTCAGCCGATGGTCTGCGCCTCTTCTGCCTCAACGGCTGCACTCGCCCCGACAACGTGGCATCCTCTCGCTTCAAGCACACCCAATCCATCAGCGTCGAAGGCAGCGCCAGCAAGATCAGCATCGGCCTTCAGACCTTCATCTCTCAGCCTGATGTCTGGCGTGAGTGGATGCACACGCACATCGAGCGTGACTTTGCTGAGAGTTTCTTCAAGCAAACTGTTGCCAAAGCACCTACACAACAGCGCCTCGAAACCAAAACCAACGAGCGTCAGCTAGAGAAACTGCTGCAAATCTACGACAACGAAACCAACGAACTCGGCAGCAACAAGTGGGCGCTATACAACTGCCTCACCTACTGGGCCAGCCACACCTCCGACACACGCAACCCGGAAGTCACGCGCAAGAACCGCGAAGACGCTATCGCTTCGGCCATGCGCCACAAGCTTTGGACAGAAGGAGCAATCTGATGCGGATCAGCACCGCCAAACTCGCAGACATCATTGGGCCAGTCGTAAGCTGGCCCACCCATCTTCACCTCATTGCAGATGAACTTGCTGCTGCAAACCCTTCATTCAACAAGGAAAAATTCCTGCGTCGAGCAACAGAAAAGTGGGAGGAGTCCTATGCTGCCGAGCCTGTGGACGACCACATACCTTACTGAATTTCGTAAGGAGTGCCCCGAGTGCGACGGAACTGGCGAGTGCATCTACGAGCAAGCTGTTCCGATGAGCGCAAGCAATCCCTATGGCTACCTCAAAGATGTGACCGACATCTGCGAGTGCTGCGGCGGGACAGGTCAAGTCTTGGACCTTGACTAACCGCTGCGACTATGCAGTTAGTCGGGCATGAAGTCATATCTGGAACTCATCTCTGAAGCCGCCGAGTCCATCGGTATCTCTCTGCTCAAGGCGTTCAAGGCAGCAGAGATACCGACCTCGACATACTATCGAACCATTCATGGCGACACCGAGCTTCGCCATGACACAGCACGAAGGGTAATGGAGGCGATTGAAAAGCTTCACGCACTTCAACAAGCCCGTCAGCATACCGAGGAACTACGAGCTTCTGGTCAGCGAGTTAATCTCCGCTCGGTCAGAGCGCAGTTTAAGCCAAGAAAACTTGGCGCATAAGATCGGATGCACGGCTTCGCTGATCCACAAGTGGGAGACGCACAAGCGTATCCCTTCTGGCTTCATGTTGATGTGCTGGCTTGAGTCGCTTGGCTACGAAATCACGATCACAAAACGGGTGGAGGACGTGTGAAAGCTGCAACATCAGCAGCGAGTATTATGTCGCCATCGTCAAGCCGGATCACGAAAGGACGATGAACAAGCACTGGTTCATCTGCACCACTTGCTACAGGGCCGACACATGGCAAGCAAAAGTAAGCTTAAAGGAACCTACCACGAGAAGTGGTTCGTCAAGTGGCTTGCCGACCAAGGCATCGAAGCAAAGCGACAGCCCCTCTCAGGAAGCTTGGGAGGAGAGTTTACTGGCGATCTTAAGCTCAAGCTCAAAGGCAAAGACCTGATCGCAGAGATCAAGTATCGCACGACCAATCGCTTCCCCAGCCCCTTCACTGTGTTGGAGAATCGAGACTTGGCTTTCTACAAGAGACGGACAGGAAGTCCGCAGATCGTCGTTGTGATGAGCGGCGACATGTTCACAACCCTGATGGAGAACAACGATGGAAACCCAAAACCAAAAAGTTCTAGCCTACCTTAAGGAAGGCAAGACCCTCACTCCGATGGATGCACTCAAGATGTTCGGGTGCTTCCGTCTTGCTGGCCGCATCTATGATCTTCGCCAGCTTGGCTGGCATATCTATTGCGAGCGCATCGAGGTCAAAGATGGTATTCGTGTCGGCTTCTACTCGCTCGACATGGATCAAGAGAACTGGCCGAATGTCGTTTAGGCATATGGCTTGGGCTATGGAAACCAAGATCGGTGATCCACTAGCCAAGCTTCTCCTTGTCGCCTTGGCTGACCGAGCAGACAAGGACACAGGCCAATGCTGGCCCAGCCTAGCCCGCCTCTGCGAAGACACTGAGATGAGCATGGCGACAGTGACTCGTCGCCTGCACCTTCTTGAAGAAGGTGGGTTCATCAGGCGTGACCAGCGCGACCAGAAGTCTACGCTCTACACCCTCTCTCTGACAGAGCGACCCCTCTCTCTGACAGAGAGACCCCCCTCTCTCTCACAGAGAGACGAACCTATCACTATGAACCAGTCAGAGAACAACAAAGATATACTCATCGAGTTCGAGGAGTTCTGGTCTGTCTATCCTCGCAAGGTTGGCAAGGGTCAAGCGCGCACCGCCTTCAAGGCTGCTCTTCGCAAGGCCACCAAGGATGAGCTTGTCTCTGCTGTCACGAAGTATGCCGAGCAAGTCAGAGGCAAGGACATAGCCTACATTGCTCACGCTTCGACATGGCTGCACGGCGAGCGATGGCTGGACGAAACTGAAGCAACCGCATGGGGTGACATATGACTGACGACAAGATGATTTCTTCATTGCAGAGCAAGATCGCAAAGCAGCGCAGCGAGATTGCTCGACTAGAGCAGATCATATCTCGTGTTCTGCATGAGAAACTTGATCTTCTTTCTGAACTTAGGTTTGCCAAAGAAAAGCTCAAGGAACTGCAATGAGCAGAGAGGAACTGATCGGCAAGCTGATGCGCGAGCAAGCTATGCGCGAAGGACATCGTGCCGCCTTGCCCAAGAGCATCGAGGTGCAGGAAACCACCATCGTCAAGATGCGTGAAATATCCCGCAAGGCTACGCCAGAGAACCTCAAGATCGAGGCGCTTTGCTTGGCTGTCCTTGCAGATGGAACACTCAGCATGGTGGACATCAGCAAGAGGATACCAAGTGTTCCGTCTCAGCTTTTGAACAACGCTCTGCGACGGCTTCAGACAATCAGGAAGGTGCGATCTGTTCGCATGAAATCATCACGCCTGCCGCAAGTAGGGTGGGAACTTATAGGGGACGACGATGACTAAGGAACTGTTGACTATCCTGCACCGCATCGAGCGAGTGGCTGACATCATCAGCAACGACAAGGCAGGCGGGCACCAGTGGAACACTGCTCGCGCCAACGAAATCAAAGAGCTTGTGAACATGGCGTCTCGCCTTGTCCAAGACCCACTGAACAACGGAAAGTAACCAATGAAGCTCGTTGTTCTGGCAGTCGTCGCAAGCACAAGCATCACCGCCGACACAGGATACGTCGGCGTCTACAGGGACATGGACCAATGCAAAGAGATGCAGGACATCTACATCAAGCACCTCGATCCGACCGCGATCATGGTGTGCGATACAGTGACCAGATTTCAGCCAGTGCTGATCCCACCGCCGAGGCCCGCCGGATTGAAGAGGCCGTGATCGAAGCGTTCAAGGTCGTGTTCAGGAAGATGGAGGAGGGGACGCTGTGACCAAGAAGCACTGCCCGCTGGGCGAGGACTGCGACCTGAGGATTGCGTGGATGAGGGGGGCGTGGGCCGCACGCGACGGGGCGAAGGTGAGGATTGACGAGCTGAAGGACAAGCTGGCGAAGGCGGTGGCGGCGCTAGACAAAATCGCTGGAAAGGCCCCCTATGTCGACGACCCCTATGACATCGCCCGCGCCACCCTCGCAGAACTGAACGGAGACAAGCCATGACCGACGAGGAACTGGTGAAGCGGCTGCGAAAGCGGCAAGAGTTTGAGTTTATTGACGGATACAAGCGCATTGAGTGGGAAGATGATGATGCTCTCGAAGCAGCCGACCGCATTGAGGCGCTGGAAGAGATGCTGGACACGGCTGTCTATCTTCTTACCGATGCGATGGTTCAACTCCGCGAAGGCAAAATCAAAACGCGCCGCAACCGCGCCGACATCATCGAGCAGGTGCTAAAGAAATGGAGAAACAAATGACCGACGACACCCCAGCCCGCCTGCGTATTCTTGCCCGAGCCGCCGAGGTGACAGGCGGCGAGCGGCAAGATAGCTACGGTCCGGTGAAGCCTAACCTTCAACGAATCGCTGAACTGTGGACTACTTACCTCGACTGCGGCGTGACGCTTACACCTGAGTCGGTCGCATGGATGATGGTGCTTCTGAAGATGGCCCGCTCAAACAATGGCTGGCCCTACCACGAAGACAATTACGTTGATGCCGCCGCCTACGCAGCCATCGCAGGAGAGTGCCGCAAAGATGACTGAAGAACTTCAGCGCCAGCTTCAAGAGCTACAGAAACAGGTGAACTACTGGCGCAGTAGCGCAGAGTTCTGGCGCAAGAAGTGGTCAGAGAATGAGAATGAACTCATTAAACTCAGGGGCGACGTTCCGCCTTGGGACCCGTGGAAGGATGTGTAATGGCACAGGGACACTACCTCTACATCGACAGCGATCCTCGCATCTGCATCACGATGGATCAGCATGTCTTCGATGCGATCAACCAACACGCGGCCAAATGTAGAGAGCCGTTTCAGAATGTAGCCAGAGAGCTACTGCGCTGCGCCGTGGAAGACGGCAAGCTCCAAGAATACTACCCAAACCAGAGGTTCTACAAATGAACTACGAACAACGCATCGCTGTCATCAAACAGTGGTTCAAAGACGACATGCTCACTCGGTTCACGCCACCAACAGGCGTTGACCCCAAGATCGCCGCAACCGACACCATCGAAGCCGTCAACTCTAACCTACCCTCCAACCTCTCAAGCGAGACGTTGGGCAATCTCCTGTCCTCAATGACAAAGGAGATTGCCCGGACGGCTCGCAGTCGCACCCTGCCCGTCGTGAAGGACTTCATCACCGCCGCACACGGGGCCTCTCAGGCGCTCAGAGAAGGGCCGCAGACGGTCAACTCCAATCCCTTCTACCTCGACCCCTTCAAGATCAACGAGCGCCGTGTAAAGCGCCGTGAGGCTATCCCGGAAGCCTACCTCTACGGCACCCTCCGCGAGCAATTCATCGCCAACACCAGCGTCACAGACGAGGAGCTTGACAGGTATTCTGTTGCGCCTGCTGCACATATGCAGTAGGATACCAATAACAAACGGGAGAACAACATGGAAAGAAAAGGGTTCATCGGCGGGTCCGATTGCGTGAAGATCATGCAAGGAGACTGGCTCGATCTATGGCTGGTGAAGACTGGCCGCGCAGAAGCTGAAGACCTAAGCGACAACATCGCTGTTCAGCTTGGCATCTTCACCGAGCAGTTCAACATCTCTTGGTTCGAGCGTCAGCACAGTTGCAAGCTGGACTGGCGGCAAGAGACATTCCGAGAAGAGATTGGCGGGGTTCCTCTGGCCGGGACCGTCGATGCGTATTGGATGGAAGAAAACGCCATCGTTGAGTGCAAGCACACTCATGCGATGAACAACATGGAGCATGTGATCGAATACTACATGCCTCAAATCCAAGCCTATGCACGGCTAGGGAAAGCTGCGGGCGTCTACGTCTCCGCTCTGTTTGGCAACAACAAGTGGGAGTCAGCCTATGTCGCGCGTAACGACGACTATTTCAATTCAATGTGGGCGGTGGTGTCAGACTTCTGGGGTTACGTTACTAGCGATAGAGAGCCTATTGGTGTTTCGGTCCCGTCGATTTCAATCGACAAGATCGAGGTGGACAAGATGGTGCGCCGTGACGCCAGCAAAGACAACGCCTTCGTTGCGGCTGCTCACGACTACATCGAAAACGAGTCAGCCGCTAAAGCCTTTGCCCTAGCCAAAGATGACCTCAAGAACATGGTCGGGGACAACGAGCGGGAAGTCTACTGCGACCTACTCACAGTAAAGCGAGCCAAGAATGGTTCGCTGCGTATAACCACAAGGAGAGTGTGATGAGTCTCGAACTCTGGAACAGGGTCTGCAAGTCAGACCCAAAGTATCTGAAGAAGGTAAGCTTCGGTCAGCGCGGCTTCACAGCTATCGACCCGCAGTATCAAATCAGATCGGCCACCGATCAGTTTGGTCCTGTCGGCGAAGGCTGGGGATGGCATAGCGCAACGCACTTCATCAACCTATCCAATGGCGATACCGCAGTCGTCTGCGATGTGAGCGTATGGCACGGCTCGCCAGCCAATACCTTCGGTCCCTTTCCCGGATGCCGTAAGTTCTTTGATGCAAAGAACGGACGCATCAACGAAGACGGCCCCAAGATGGCTGTTACGGATGGCCTGACAAAGGCCCTGTCTCACCTCGGCTTCAACGCCGATGTGTTCCTTGGCGAGATGGACGGCAACAAGTATGCCGCTGACTCGGGCAAGAAGTCGGAAGATTGGTAATCAACAGAGGAGCCAGAAGCATGGCAGACTATGACGAAACAAATCGCGGCGCTGCGTTTGCACCCTTCGACACGCAGAAGATGATCCTTCAAGGCAAGGTCAACGACAACGGTCGTGACATGAAAGTGATCTTTGTCAGCGACAAAACCAAAGACGACAAGAAACTCATCGAGGTCTATGCCAAGGTTGGCGTCCTTTTCGACAACACCAAGAAAGACAGCGAAGGTTCGCCCGATTACACTGGCCCCTTCAACGAGACGCGGCGCATTGCCGCATGGAGAAAGATGAAGGGTGACAAGCCCTACATGAGCCTGTCTATCAGCGACAACCGCAAGTCAGAGCCAGCGCCAGCCGTCAAGCAAACGAAGTTTGTGGATGACGATGTTCCGTGGTAAGACACACCTGTTCTCCCTGTGAACCTCAACTGGGCGGGTGTCATACCCGCCCTTTTTCTTTGGAGAATCGCATGACCCTCGAATCAATGCTCAAAGCCTACGAAGAAACCTACGGCCACAAGATCACTGGACCGGGTAAGGTCAAGATACCAGCAGCTTATGCCCGCAACCGCTTCATCGAAGCAGCCTACGCTCAAGGCCACACGATGAAGGACATCAGCAAGCTTCTGAAGATAGACTACACAAACGTCTATCGGCTTCTAAGAAAGCCAATCAAAACCCCACCGGGGTTCATCTTCACCAAGCCTGCGGAGTTCGTGCGGAACGCAAGTGTCCCATTGCGTCCCGCCGATGGCTAGTAATCAGATCGGCATGGTAAGTTCAAGTCAATAAAAGAGCCGAATGTAACGTCTCTTCATTGCGACGAAGCCAGCCGCGACCAAAGGTGTCAAACGTGCGAAGGCTACGATAGAAAACCTCTCGCGCGTCAGTTACGTCATGCACAACATCCTTTGGGTTCATCTTCTTAACAGCCGTCAAGGTTGCAGGGCCAATGTCACCATCAGGCTTCACGCCAACAATCTTCTGTAGCGTCTTCGCTGCACGACCAACGCCAGAGTTCACAGCCCAATCAAAGACCACCCAATCGACGCCACCGGGAAGGTCGTCGCCACGCACCTTGTCCCAATACATCTTGCGGTAGAGAGGAGCGACATCCTTCACTGTCAGCTTTTTCATCGCATCAGGTGCAGCAGGCTTGCCGATCCACTCTTCCCAAACCTTGCGGGTCACGCCCAAGTTGGTTTCGCCACCGGGGTCTTTGGGGTGATTGACGTAGCCCCCCTCGTGCTTGAGGAGCATCTCCAAGCAATCGTCAAAGTTCTCTTTCACTTCTTTCTCCTGAACAAGTCCACGAAACTGCGGGCCATCTCACTTGGAGACGGCAGAACCCAACCCACAATCAGCGCGATCCATATCCAAATCGGGATGTCTTGGACATTGTTGATCGTCACGCTCTCGACCGAAGCCGCTTCGATCTGTTTGGTTTCCGTGATGATGTCACGGCCAGCTTCAGTTCGCTCTTGATTGGCTACAACTTGCTGAGTGTTCTCTTTACCAGCCTGAACATTCGCAGCTACATTCGGCCCGCCGCCACCCAACATTCCAAGAGGCAACGCGCCGCAGGCGCTAAGAAGCAAAAGCAGTAGGAGGATGTTAATCCTCATGGCTCCGCTCGCGTGTGCGGACGTAAGCACTTGCTCCCATGAAGGCAGCGACCACCGCAGCTTGAGAGGTGTAGAACATCGTCATCAGGCCATTCAGCACTTCTACACGTTCAGTCGGCAGGATTGGCAGAATCAGACCCAGCGTCAGTAAGACCATCGACCCCATAGCTACCCATGCCATCTGTCTTTGCTGATCTTGCTGCTTGTCCCAGTTGTCTATGCGAAGCAGTTTCTCGTGCCGGTTGATTTCGGAGTTAGTGACAACTCCATCTCCATCAAGATCGGCAACATCCAACAGGCTATCTGGCTCTAACTTCTTAGGGGTCATTTGTTCTGCTCCACATAGAGCCACAGGACAACTGCAAGGAAGACCGAGATACTTGATACCATAAGAAAGATGAGAAGGCCCGAGATTATCATTTCCTTAATCTCTGCCTTGCGATGCTCGTGAGCCTGCCTCCGTTTGCGGATGTCAGCCTCCATCTTGAGGAACTCATCCCACCCGCTCTGGCCGTAGCTAAACTGGATGTAGGTGCGAAGCTCGTTGCGCTGCGCCTCTATCTTCTTCTTGGCAGCAAAGACCTCCATAGCCTCAGCTTGGGCGCTGCCATTGAACGCCTTATACCAAGGTGGGTCCTCTGCCTTTCTCTCGAAATACTCCAAGTCAGAGATAGCACTGGCCCACTGGGACAGTTGACTACCCATGTCTTGAAGCTCTCGCCCAAGTTCAATGCCCTTCTTGATCGCACTGTAGGCGCTCGAAGCAAGAGCTATGGCGCTTACAGGATCAAGCACGACATTTTATTCCATCTTCAGAAGCACAGAGACAAGCAGCATGACGATCGTGCCTGCGGCAGTGATCAGGATTGCCTCAAGCCGCTTCACACGATGGAACACTTCTTTGAATTGAAAGTGAACCTCAGTTTTCACGGATGCGACATCCTTCTCCAACTGGTCAACCTTGGGTTCCAGACGATCAAGGCGCTGGTGAGCAGAGACAAGTGTATTCATGGGGATCACTCAGGTTTAGTCGGCCAGTTGATAGTATGTGGGAAGCCCGGCTGGCTCGTGATGTCGCGCAGGCTCTGACGATAAATCTCCCACGCAGCCGGAATGTTCGTGCCCTTCTCGGTGTGCATGATGACGATCCAGTCAGTCTCTGCCAACAGACGATCACGCTCTGCACGCACGCTCGTAGCCGCTGTTGCATCGAGGCCAGCCTGATACGCAGCTTCCTGCTCGGCCTTCGTATGCGTCACGCCCTCGTCGTCGGTGTAGTCTGCGAACATGTCGCGGATCGTCCACCGCTCGATCCAATTGCCCCTGGCATCCTGCTCGACGCCATCGCGCACGGCGGTCTGATACTGGCCTGCGTCCGGCTGGGGCGTGGGGAACACCGCATCGAGCATGAGGCTGTCCAGCGTGGCCTGCGTCCAGACGCGGGGGAACGACGTGTTGGCATGATGCCGACGCCACTCGCCCTGCGATTTCACTTCGCCTGTAGTTCTGTGCCGATAGTCGCCCATAGTTGATCCTCCTATGCGATGGCGAGATAGATGTAGCTTGCAGACGACACGTTCACGTTGGTTGCCGCCACCTGATTGACGATGAAGCCGCTGCTGTCGGGGTC